GGCCACCCCGTACTTGGGGTTTTCGTGTAGGCGTTGTTGTTCTGCGAGATATTCAGCGGAAATCATGTTGATTCTGTCTCCTGTGGGGAGTACCCTTTTAACCGAGAGGTGCTACATGGCAAAACACGAAGATGCAGGTTTATTTGTCTCTGCGTTGCTGCACAGTAGCACCGCTGCCCATTTTATTCACCTGTCCACGAAGTCTTACGCTGAACACAAGGCGTTAGGGCATTTTTACGAGGACATCCTAGACCTTGCTGATAGCTACGCAGAAACCTTCCAAGGCCACTACGGCATCATCCCGATCAACGCCTATATCGACGACTTCAAGGTTCAGAAGGACGCCAAGGTGTACGTGAAAGGGCTGCTGAAGTTTGCACAGGGTATGCGAGAAGAACTCCCTGACGACCCCGACCTGACCAATATCCACGATGAGATCGTCGGCCTGATTGCCGCCACGCTCTATAAGCTGGAGAACTTGTCGTAAATGCCTAGCACACGGGAAAAACTCGCCAAGTTGTTGCTGCGCCAAATTGAAGTGGGCAGCGCAATGGGTGTCCCGTATGTCGTTGAAGGGCGCAACATTGACGTTGAATCGTTGCCACAAGTCCAAAACCAGATACCGGGCGAGGGTGGCATCAGCACCGTTCGCAGCATGGGCGTCAACATGGATGGCGCAGAAACGCTACTTCCAACCGTTGTAGAAGGCCGCCTTGCACCAACCGCTGAACAGGCCGAGCGTGACGCAATAGATTACTACCGTCGCACCGGCAAGCACCTTGGTAAATACGCCACGCCAGCAGCAAGTGAAAATGCCGCCCAGTTGCTGCATGAGCGTGAAGCCTTGCGTATCGCCAAACCAAAAGGATCGTCACGGTAATGCCTAGCCGCGAACAAATTGCCGCTGCCCTTAAGTACGTTGGGGACAAGGCCAATTTGCGGCAGCGGTTTGAACGCGCCACCTCGCTCGACCCCCAAGAGCAGGACATGGCCGACATCCTGGGCAACCAGCAGCAAGGCGAAAAGATGGAAGCGAACCAGTCTGGCAAGGCTGTTGAGCTGATCCAGACTCGCCTAGACATGCAGGCGTTTATCTACCTGTCAAACCATGCAAAGATGGTCAAGCGGATGGGTGAAATCTGGCTGTCGATGGCTAAGGATGTTTACATCGAAAAGGGCCGCAAGCTTAAAGGCGTGACGAAACAAGGCGCTGTTGAGTCCATCGAGCTTTACCGGGAAGAGCTTAAAGAGGGCGGCAAGGTCACGACCAACGATCTGTCAAAAGCATCGTTTGACGTGGCTGTGGATGTCGGACCTTCTAGCGAATCCCGCCGCGCTGCTGCTGTCAAGGCTCTAACCGGTCTGGCGATGATCACGACCGACGAAGCGACCCGCCGAATTCTTGTGCTGTCCTCTCTGTCTGACATTGAAGCCGAAGGGATTAGCGAGCTTCGAGAGTGGGCGCGCCGTCAACTGGTGGTTATGGGTGTGTACGAACCGACCGAGGAAGATCAAAAGCGCATGGCTGAGGAAAAAGCGGGTCAGGAACCGGACGCCAATACCAAATACCTGCTGGCCGCTGCTGAGAAAGAGCAGATGCAGACGAAGAAACTCGGTGCGGAGGTTGTCCACACGATGAACAAGTCTGCACAGACTGAGGCCGAAACCCTCAAGACGCTTCAAGAAGTGGATATGACCGCTGCACAGGCTGCAATGGGTCAGATGAATTCGCCCGCAATGGGCAGCGCGGAACCGGCACCGCCAATTGCCGAGCAAGGAAGCATGAATGCACCTCAAGAAGTACCGTCTCCTGTCGCCTGATGAGGACAACTCGGGCACCGATGTTGCCGAGGCTCCAGAAGAGGAAATGGAGCCTGACGATACTGGCGAACCTGAATCAGTGGAGCAAGAGCCGGAAGAGGCTAGCGATCCTGCGCCGGAAGAAGAACTTGTCATCCAGCTAGACGAGAAAGAGGAAGAGGACGAAAAGGCGCCTGGATGGGTCAAAGACCTGCGCAAGCGTTACCGCGAGGAACAGAAGGCCCGCCGACAGATCGAGGAAGAGCTATCGCGCCTGAAAGGTGGTGCAAAGCAGGAAAGCGACGCGCTGCCGCCTAAGCCAACGCTTGAAAACCCCGGGACCGGGCGTGATGAGGACTCCTATGACGCCGAAGTATTCCAGCACCAGCTTGATGCGTGGTACGAAAAGAAAGCCGATCACGACCGCAAGCAGGCGCAGGTAAAGGCGCAACAGGACGAAGCGGCTAAGGAATGGGAAGCCGTCCAGAAGCGTTACGCAGAGGGTAAATCAAAGCTTCCTGCCGACAAGATGGAAGAGGCAGAGGCTGAGGTTATCTCTGTGCTCTCGCCTAACCGTCAAGCGATGTTGATGGACATTGCCGACGATGCCGCATTGCTGGCCTATGCGCTGGGGTCTAACCCTGAGACGCTGCGTAAGGTGGGGTCTATCAAGAATGACGCCCGATTCATCAAAGAACTGACGAAGATTGAAATGAACATCAAAGCCGCCCCGAAGAAAGCCGCCCCACCTCCCGAGCGAACCATTAGCGGATCGGGCCGCACGCCGGGTGCAACTGCGTCGAATCTTGAGAAACTGAAAGCAGACGCGCAGAAGTCGGGCGATTACAGTAAGTATTACGCTGAAAAGCGCCGGCTTGCCAAGTGATTGACAAAAGCTATTGATTGCGGTAAAACCGTAATAAGTCGTCCGGGACTCTAAACCGAGTTAGCAGATTCGGCCCCACCGCCGTGAATGGTGAGTAAAGCGCGGGAAACCGCAAACACTCATTTTTTCACATTGAAAGGGGCTGAATCATGCCTAACGCTTTTGTTAAAGACCTCGAAATCATGTTCGAGGAGTTTGTGGAAGGTTACGACGCCGCGTGCGTTGTGTCTCAGGAAGCTGAGAAGTCCTTCCCTGATGCCACCGCTATGCAGCGTGCTGGCGATACCTTCTACGTCAAGCAGAACTACCACGTTGATGTGGTTACCGGCCTTGATGTGTCCGCCGCTGCGCGTACCGACATCATTGAACGTGTTGTGCCTACCGTGTTCCGTACCCCGGACAACGTGGTGTACGAACTGGACGCCAAGGAACTGCGCGACCCGGAAAAGATGCGCAAAACCGGCCAAGCATCGGCCCTGCGTCTGGCTGCCGAAGTTGACAAGAACGTCTACAACGCTGTCAAGAACAACGCTTCGATTGTCATCAAGAAGGTGGGTGCATTCGCCTGGACCGATGGCGCCGCTGCTGAGGCTCAGATGGTAGGCCGTGGCATCGTGGCCGGTGAAAAGAAGCTGTTCATGAACCCGACCGACTGGCTTGCCGTTGCTGCTGACCTGGGCAACAAGGCTTACATGTCGGACTGGTCCAAGACCGCTTACGAGCGTTCGATGGTCCCGAACATTGCCAGCTTCAAGACCTTCCGCACCGATACGGTGTCGAACCTTGCCGCGATTGGCACTGTGACCGGCACGACCGTTACCGCGAACACCTCGCACACGATTACCGCGATGACCGGTGATGTGCCTACCGATAACCGCTTCGGTACGCTGGGTGTGTCTGGCGCCAACATTGCGAACATCAAGAACGGCGACCGATTCACCATCGGCACCGTGAACGCTGTTCACATGATTGACAAGTCGGACACCGGTACGCGTCAGACCTTCACCGTGGTTTCGGGTGGCGGTACTGCAACCCTGACCATTACGCCGAAGATCGTGATTAGCGGTCCTTACCAGAACGTGACCGCACAGGCTGGCGCCGGTAACGCAATCACCTTCCTGAACACCGTTGCCGCCCCGGTTAACGTGTTCTGGAACCAAGGTGCTGTGACGCTGGACTATGGCCGCCTTGTGTTCCCGGCTGGTACTGGTGCAAGCGTGATGACCGCTACCACCAAGCAGGGTGTTCCGCTGGTTCAAGTTGCCCAAATGAATGCCCAAACCGGCAAGCTGTTTGTGCGCAATACGACCATGTACGCCGCATCGGTTCTCGATCCTGAGAAGTGCGGCATCATCATCGCGAACCAGACCTAAGCGAATAGGAGGGGCCTTCGGGCCTCTCCCCTTGTGGGCAATAGCCCATCAATTCACTTTAGGTCCGGTATGACGACGAAACGCCAAATCATTGAACTCGCCTATTCGTCTGTCGGACTGGCTGGGTTTGTCTATGACCTGACACCGGAGCAGGTTGAATTAGCGCGCAAGATGCTTGATGCGCAAATGGCTACGTGGAATGCCAAGGGTATTCGCGTTGCATGGCCGATACCGTCAAGCCCCGAGCAGGGCGATATTGACGAAGAAATAGACTTTCCTGATTACGCGCTCAAGGCCACCTATATGGCATTGGGCGAAGAACTTGCGGACGTGCACGGGAAGCAGGTAACTCCGAAGTATTCCGCCCGCGCCCGTGCTGCTTATGACGCAATGTTGATTCGTGTTGTTGAACCTGCCACGC